CGCCGTGCTGAAGCGGTAGAACCCCTTGGTGTCCTCAGCCAGCGCCCATGCTTGCGGCTTGCGACCGTCCGCCAGCGTCACGGCGAACTCGGTTCCGAACAACGGCTTGAATCCAGCCGCGGCTGCAGCCTTAGCCCACCGGACGTGGCCCCACGTGCTACCGTCCACGATCCCCGCCGCGGTAGCGCCAACATCCTTGACAGCTTCTGCGACCCTGTTGACTGGGCCGAATACCTGCCTGAACGTGAACTCAGTCCTGCAGCGGAGTTGTGGTATCATCTTCAATCCCATGCCATTTTTCAACCGCTCGGGCCACCTGTCTGGTGGGAGGAACCTTCCAGCCAGTCAGACAGCACTGGTCGGAGATGATGCGGCCCAGCTCCTCATCGCTCATCGGCTTGCGCTTGAAGATTCGGTCCATGTCACGCTGCATGTGCTCCAGCATGACTTGCGGAATCCGCAGGACGAACTCGTGCCCTTCCTGAACGAACTTAAGCGCGTACTTGCCGCCAATGTCCAGCTCCATCACTGATCCCTCAAGAATACGCCGTTGGGCAGAAGCGTGCCCTTGCGATCCTTGATCTGGTTGTAAGCCAGATTCAAACAATCCACAAGGTCAATGTCCCGCAGCGCGCAGTAATTGATCAGGCAGACCATGACGTCACCGACTGCATCCTTGATCTCGTCCAGGTTGTTGTGGTTCTGCGCGTCCGCCAACTCGCCCATCTCGCTGAATGCTTTCAGCAGCTGGCTCTCAGCCGTGGCGTTGGGGATGATGCGGCGAGCCTCAGCCCATCGGATAACCAGCAACTCGATTTCTCTGTAGCTCAAATTCATTGCAGCTCCAATTCAGAAAATGCCACCGTGTGCAGATCCAGAGCCAGCACCGCGTCTACCAGAGCCATCACATCGTCCAGAGCGCGGTGCGTCTGCGGCAGCGGGACGCCAGTCGCAAACTCGTACAGCTCGGTGAGTTTGGGATTGCGCCCCCACTGCTCCTTGTGAATGCCGACCGTGCAATATTCGTTCTTCGGCCAAGGAAAATCGTAGACCGCCGCTCTTGCCAGCTCGTTCTTCAGCATCGCCTTGTCGAACGGCAGGTTGTGAGCGAACACCGCGAACGCTCTCTCGAATGCGCTGCGGATGCTGGGCAGCGCTTGCGGAAACGTGAATGCGCCCTTCAGGTCGTCATTGGTGATTCCGGTAATCTTGGTGATCTCGTCCGTGATCTGCTCTTGCGGGTCAATCAGGTGATTGATGGTCTCGACGACAGCGCCCTTCCGGTCTAGCAGCGCGATTCCGATCTCGATGATCTTCGGCTGCTTGACCAGCGGCGCGTCTGGGTGCAACGTCAACCCAGTCGTCTCGGTATCGAAAACCAGAATGAGTTCGCTCACTCGTCTTCCTTCTCGCGGCGCACGATGAACTTCAGGTCGACGCCAAGGATGTGGCGGGTGTCGAAGATGACGTACTTGTACTTGCGACCGGTCTCCAGCAAGAACGGATTGGTGTGAGATTGGGTCATGACCGCTTGAGCGATCTTGATTCCCATCTCGTTAAACAGCTTGTGCACAAAGCGATCTAGCTCCTCCTCGGTGCAGTGCATGCCCAAGTGCGAGACCGAAGGCGGACGACCGGCCATCCAGTTAGCGCCGTTGGTGTAGTTGAGAATCTCCAACTCCAGCGGCTTGCCCTCGGGGCGAGTGTTCTGATAGTTGAATGCCAAGTCGGCCTCGTTCCGCAGACCGTCTGTGCCATTGACGAAACCCACAGCCACAACGTGGTCGTGGACCCACTCGTCCATGCCGAGCGCGGTGAGCAACTTGCGAGCCTCAACGGGGTTGGGCGGGTTGATGGCAATCTGTTCGATGAAGAATTTCATTTCAGGCTCCGTAGGGAAGGATGCAACCGGCCAGGAACTTGTGGCGCGGCTTCGACGACAACAAAAACGCAATGAATTCAGCTAGTTGAGCCGGATCGGTCTCCTCGCCGGTCAGCAAAGCGTTCAGTTGATACTGCTTGGCGTATTCGGCGGTCCAGCCGCGGTGCTTGAGCACCTGCTCTTCGATGTCGGTGGACATCTCGGTTCCGTTCAGCTTGTTGGGACTGATGCCAAATACTGTGATGCCGTGCTTCTTGGTCAGCTCGCGAGCCAGTTGCAACGTCATGATGTGGGCTGCGCCCTTGCTGGCGTTGTAGGCCAGGCTCGTAGTCATCGGCATGTGTGACGCGTTGCTGACGATGTTGAGGATGGTGCCGCGCGACTTCTTGAGTTCCGGCAATGCCCATTGACTCATCTTGAAGATGCCCTTGGCGTTGACATCCAGAACCTTGTCCCAGTCTTCCTCGTCGAAGTCTTCCAGCCAACCGGTGATGTTGACACCGGCGCAGTTGATGAGCACATCCAGGCGATCCGGCGGCGTGCCGTAAGTCTCACCTGGATTGCGTACGTCGTGGCCGTTCTTGCTGTCGAAGTAGAACACGTCATGATCGTCCTTGAGCAGAGCGTTGACAATCGCCTTGCCCAGACCGGCAGCAGAGCCGGTTACCAGAATCTTACTCATTGCTCTCTCCAGGCTCTTCCTGCGGCGCAATGAGCGATTCAACCATTGCGGCGTAAACCGCAAGGTCGTGGATGCTGTCTTGATGAGTCAGGCCGCTGTTGGCGAACCGAGTCATCTTCACCACCATCAACTCGAACAGGTGCCAGACGTTGAAGGCTTGCGGCGCGGTGAGGCTGACGCCAGCTGGGAAAAGTGCCGTCATGACGTCGCCGACACGCTTGTAGTTGTCTCCGTAGATCTTGTTGCGCTCGCGGTAGGTCTCTGCCATCTCCGCGAGGATGTCAGCCGCATCTTTCATGCTGCCTCCTTGTTGGGGTTGGTGTATGCGCACTCGTCATGCACGCTCAGGATCTGGCCATTGAGACCGTGCTGCTTGTACATCTCCACAACGTCAGACCGGTCGTCGTAGGCGGCGACGATGTTGCCGCGGTCGATGCCGTAATGCTCGGGCAACCATTGCAGCATGCGGCGCTTCAACTCGACCGAAGGTGTGTGGTCGTCGTTGTTGCGCATAATCAGCACCTCGTGGAAGACCGCCCAGCGCCGCAGCCATTCTTCCGTGATTGCGCGGTAAAGAACCGGACGCGCCGTGAAGATGATGTAATGGTGCTGCGGGTCGTGAGCGATCCTGGCATTGCACAACCTGTCCCATGCGCTGAGCGAATGGTAGTGGTGGTAACGCTCCATGGGGTTGGTCTTCTGCCAATTGATGTGCGGGATCCGCCAGCTGTCATCAGCGATGCAGTTGTCCAGATCAAGAATGACGTGCTTCTTCATAACGGCTTAGTCCTTTCTGCGATGCGTTGGCGGTTGATCATGATAGCCTCGTCGTCTGGCGTCCAATTACGGAACCACCCCTTGTCGGCTATCAGCACAAGCGGCGGATTGATGGAGCTGGGCTTGTAGCCGCGGCGCTTCATCTCACGCTCCAGCGCGTACCAGCGCTTGCGGCAGTAGCCTAGCCGCGTATAGAAGAACTTAACGTGGCCAGCGCCCAGCGTATAACGCTCAGGGGCGACGACCTCGCGACCGGACGTGTAAGCCTTCTCTGCCAACGTAAAAACGCGCGGCAGCTCTTTCCATTCAGCCAGCAAGTGTTGACGAGACAACTCTTCCGGCGGCACACAATTGATTCGGGTCATAACTTTCTCCTTTCTGGAACTGCAGGCTAATTATCGCTCCAACCAGACGCGAAAGGTGCTAAGCAATCTTGTGGAACTTCTCGATGTTCCTGGCGAACTCCAGCACCTCAGCATCGAAGTCCGGCTTCTTGACAGACACCGACTCGCCCCACATGTCTTCCAGACGCTCCTCGTCAATCGGCTTGCGCGATGTGCGGTCTTCCTCGAGGATGATCCTGACGAACTCCTCCAGCTGCGCCGTCGAGCAACGGACAACCGGCCCCATCAAGCCCATGCGAGCCTTGATGGCGGCTTGCCTGATTTCTTCTTTTTTCATCAGCCTTCCTCCAGCGGCTCATGCTCGTCATTGGCCGAGAGGTGGACGTAATTTTTACCTGTCAGGTACTTGTACACCAACCGCAACGCATTTTCTGTTTCGGGGTCGGTTGCCTGCATTTCTCGGCTAACCATGTACTCATTCACGCGCAAGCAATCTGCGATCAATTCAGCCGCTAGCGCGACGCTCTGTGCATGATCCAACCTGACCAACACACCATCTAGTTTTCTCATTTCTCTCCCCTTGCTCGGATAGCGGCGGCACGCTCCGCAGCGGCGACCAGTTTGGCAAAAACTTCAACAATATCAGTCTGGATAAAATAACTGTCGCCCTCCATTACTTCGTCAACGCCGTCTATGTTGCGTACAAAGAACCCCGCCTCCCGCGCTATGCGGATGATGTCATCGCGGTTCATTGCGCGTCCTTACGCATCTTGTCGACGATCTTGAGCAACTGACCCTTCTTGAGCAGGTCGCCGCCGTACTCTTTCTCGGCGAACTCTTCGATCTCCTTGAAGTAGTCGCGGCCCTGCTGGAACAGGAACTTTTCTGCCCTGGGATGCACCCTGAGCACCTCGTCAACCATGGCGTTGACCACCTTCTGGTACTCGTTCTGGGTGCGACCACCGGTGCGGCTCTTGGCTAGGTCGACGAAGGCGCGCAGGTTGAACTTGGCGACGATGTTGGTGGCTATGTTGGTCGGCAGGATGCCGCGTGCGTCCTCTGCTGGCAGACCCAGCTCGCCGGTCAGCTCGTTGTAGGCGTTGCGGATGGTCTCATTCACCGAG